TCGCTGAGGGCACCAATCAGGGTCTCGGTCGCCTACAGACCAACCAGAACCGTTACTACAGACGTGTTGCTGTTAAGAACCTCATGTGAGTCATCTCACATTCTTTTTGGAGGGTCTTCGGACCCTCTTTTTTTATGGTTGACTTTCTCAATCCAATCGTCTATAATTCCTCAATAGTTTTTATTAATTTTAAAATGGCAACAAACTATGTTATCTGTTCTGCCTGCGATGTCATCCCAACAAGTCAAAGGGGTGGTTCAACTGGTTTGAAATATCCATGGTTAGATACGAATATTCCTGTCGGAAAGGGGTTCTTTATTGAACGTTCCTTTGAAGAATATGAAAAAGATAAAGGTCGCCCGTCTGTTCCCACTGCCACTCTAGCAAAGTATGGTATTAAATATCGGACATATAAAGCAAAGAGAGGTCTAACATATGGATATATGTGCGAGCGTGTGAAGTGAAGAGAAGGTCCTTCGGGACCTTCTTTTTTTTATCTAAATATTTAAAAAAAATGGCAACAAACGCATATAAGAACCAAATTAAAAATAGAAACTTTCTATCCCCAACAGGATTTAAGTTTATTTTGAATAGAGCACCAGAGGTTGCGTTTTTTTCTAACTCAGCAAATATACCAGGAATAACCCTTGGTATAGCAAATCAAAGCAACTACCTGAGAGATATTCCTCAACCAGGAGAGAAGTTAGATTTTGACGACTTCAACCTAAGATTTCTAGTAGATGAAGATTTGGCAAATTACAATGAAGTTTCAAAATGGATGAGAGGACTTGGATTTCCAGAAAGTTTATCAGAAATATATAACTTGCAGGCGGAAAATCCAAATTTAGATCAACCAAATAAAACCCAACTCAATCTCTATTCTGATGGAACTCTAACTGTTTATAACAGTAACTTTAAACCCAACTTTAAGATTAAGTTTAGAGATATGTTTCCGTATAGTTTGACAACTCTAGAATTTGATGCAACAAACACTGATATTCAGTACTTTACGGCAGAGGTCAACTTCAAGTATACTATGTTTAATATCACCGATTTGGACGGCAATCCTTTATGAGTTTAGACCTTGACATGATTCAGAAGATGTGGGAACAAGACTCCAAAATTGATATGGACAATTTACACACTGAGTCCACAAACATTCCCTCTCTTCATGCAAAATATTTTGAACTATACAATACAATTTTTTTGCTAAGAAAAAAAGCAGAACAGCAAAAAAGAAATATCAGACATGAAAGATATGAATATTATTCTGGAAAATCGGACCCAGAAGTATACATAGACAATCCATTTCCCAAGAAGATTCGCGATAAAGATACTATGCAAAAGTATCTTGATGCGGATGAAAAACTTTCAACTGTATGTTTGAAAATAGATTACTACGACACAATGCTAACTTACATTGAAAGTATTCTCAAAATGATACAAAATAGAACATATCAGATTAAAAACGCGATTGAGTTTATTCGTTTTCAGTCTGGACTGGGGTAAATAAATATTCATAGCAGTTATAATGCTATGAGTGACGTAATAATCGAAAAGAAAAATGAGGTTTACATTAAACTACATTGTGAATCTCATATTTTATATGAACTTCAACCATACTTTACTTTTGAGGTTGAATCTGCAAAATTCATGTCCCAGTATAGAAGCAGACACTGGGACGGCAAGATTCGATTGTTAAGTACTCATACTGGAGAAATTTATGCTGGTTTGTTAGATAAAATTATCGACAAACTGAAGTTGCATAACTACACGTATGAATTTAAGGAAAATAAATTCTATGGATTACCCTTTGAAGTTAATGAGGGTATTTCATTTGAGGGCGTAAAGGATTATATGAAATCTATTTGCACTCATTCTCCACGGGAGTATCAAGTGGAGGGAGTATACGATGCTCTAAAACATAATAGAAAATTATTGATATCACCCACAGCCTCAGGTAAATCCTTAATGATTTATTCCCTTGTAAGGTATTATGTAGATAAAGGACAAAAAATCCTTTTAGTTGTTCCAACGACATCTCTTGTAGAGCAGATGTACAAGGATTTTGAAGACTATGGTTGGGATGCTGATTCATATTGCCACAGGATTTATTCGGGAAGAGAAAAAACAAATGAATATCAAGTAACTATTACTACATGGCAATCTATCTATAAACTAGAACGTTCTTTCTTTGAAGATTATGGTGTAGTTATAGGAGATGAGGCACACTTATTTAAAAGCAAATCTCTTATTGAGATTATGTCTAAACTTCATCATGCAAAATATCGTTTTGGTTTTACAGGAACTCTTGATGGAACTCAAACTCATAAGTGGGTTCTTGAAGGACTCTTTGGACCTTCATATAAGGTTACGAGAACTTATGAATTAATGCAACAAGGTCATATTTCTCAATTAGACATTCGTTGCCTTGTTCTTAAACATTCCCCACAAAAATTTGAAACATATGAAGACGAGATTCAATATCTTATTGCACACGATCAAAGAAATAAATTTATTACAAATCTCTCTTTAGATTTAAAAGGAAATACTCTGGTCTTATTTTCTAGAGTAGAAGCACATGGAGCAGTTTTATATGAAAAGATAAATAATACTAAGCGAGGTGATCGTAAAGTATTTTTCATTCATGGTGGGGTTGATACTGAAGAAAGAGAATTGGTTAGGGAAATAACCGAGAGGGAAAACAACGCAATCATTGTTGCTTCCTATGGAACTTTTTCTACTGGTATCAATATTAAAAATCTCCATAACGTTATCTTCGCATCACCCAGCAAATCACGTATTAGAAATTTGCAATCAATTGGACGAGTTCTTAGAAAAGGAAAAAATAAAGTAAAAGCAGTCCTTTATGATATTTCTGATGATTGCACCTATAACTCAAGAAAAAATTATACTTTAAATCACTTAATTGAAAGAATTAAAATCTATAATGAAGAAAATTTTAACTATGAAATAATCACCGTACAACTTAAAAAAAATGGGAATTGAAGAAGATTTTTATGCCACAGTTAAACTCAAGTCTGGTGAAGAAATATTTGCCAAAGTAGCAGCTTCTGAAGAAGAAGATAGAACACTGTTAATTGTGTCAAATCCTATTACCGTTAACGAGATTAAAGGTAGAACAGGAGTAGTTGGATATAAACTAGAACCTTGGTTAAAAACAACTAAGGAGGATATGTTTATTATTAATTTAGAAGATGTTCTAACTCTTTCAGAATCTTCTGATGTTGAAATGATTATGATGTACCAAACTTTTGTACGTCAATCCAGCAAGAATGGATCAAATCATTCCAAGATAAACAGAAGAATGGGATATATTGCTAATGTTAATGATGCTAAAGAGATACTTGAAAAACTCTTTAAGAATAGCTAAAGCCTGATCTTCAAACCCAACAAAGGTATTCTACTGAGTTTTTGCACTGTTGTCAACTATTTGAATAAGTGCTATAATTCATACATATTATGAGTTAACCTAATGATAACCACGGCAGTTATGACCAAGAGAAAGAGGTCAGAGCATTACGTCAACAACAAAGAGTTTCTTGCGGCACTGATTAAATACCGCGAAGATAAAGAGATTGCAGAAATTCAAGGGAAACCAAAACCTCCTATTCCCCGCTACATTGGAGAGTGTTTCCTGAAGATTGCTAATCACCTATCATTTAAACCAAACTTCGTGAACTACATGTTCAAAGAAGATATGATTTCTGATGGTATTGAAAACTGCGTTCAGTATATTCACAATTTCAATCCAGAGAAGTCACAAAATCCTTTTGCATACTTCACTCAAATTATTCACTATGCATTTCTTCGTCGTATTCAAAGAGAGAAGCGTCAGTTAGAAATCAAGAACAAGATTCTTGAGCGTTCTGGATTCTCTGAGGTTTTTGCAGACGACAATACTATTGACGGCGGGAACTATTCCGACTATAATTCTATCAAGGACGGAGTTCACAGCAAACTGCGGTATTGAATGAAAGTAGCAATTATTACAGACCAACACTTTGGTGCGAGAAAGAATTCCAAACTCTTTCATGATTATTTCCTAAAGTTCTACAACAACGTATTTTTCCCAACACTCGAAGAGCATGGGATTACTACTGTTGTAGATATGGGAGATACTTTTGATAGTCGTAAAGGAATTGATTTCTCCGCCCTATCTTGGGCAAAGAATAATTACTATGACCGTCTTCACGATATGGGTGTCAAAGTCCATACGATCGTAGGGAATCATACTGCTTATTATAAGAATACTAATAATGTAAACGCAGTTGATTTGCTTCTGCGTGAGTATGATAATGTAACGGTATATTCAGAACCAACGGAAGTAATGCTGGGCAAACTCCCTACACTTTTTATTCCGTGGATCAATCAAGAAAATGAGGAAAGCACTCTCAAACTTATTCAAAAGACAACTTGCCCGTGTGCGATGGGGCACCTTGAACTCCAAGGATTTAGAGTTAATCGCCAAATCGTCATGGAGCATGGTTTGGAAGGCAAGTTATTTGACAAGTTCGAACGTGTCTTCTCTGGACACTATCACACTCGATCGACTAATGGAACAGTCTTCTATCTAGGAAATCCTTATGAGATTTACTGGACTGATGTAAATGACACTCGTGGGTTCACTATCTTCGATACTGAAACATTAGAACATACTCCAGTTGATAATCCTTATAAAATGTTCTATAACATTTACTATGAGGATACAAATTATCAGACATTTGATACTCGCGAGTATGAGAACAAGATCGTAAAAGTTGTTGTTCGTAAGAAAACGGATACTAAAAAGTTTGAAAAGTTTATTGATAAACTTTATTCTTCTAATATTGCAGAACTAAAGATTATTGAAAACTTTGATATTCAAGATCCTCAAGAGTTTGAAGCTTTTGAAAGTGAAGACACTATTTCTATCTTGAATAGATATATTGAGGAGGCAGAAATTAATCTTGATAAATCAATCATTCAGAAAATGATGCAAGAAATATATCAAGAGGCATGTGAATTAGTTTAAATGTTTATTCTAACAATTAATGGCAGAGAAACTGAAGGCGCATATTCTGTAATCGATGACGATGGAGAGAACATTCTTTATCTTTTTCAGGAAGAAGATGATGCGACCAGATATGCTATGATGTTAGAAGAAGACGGATATCCAGAAATGCATGTTATAGAAATAGAAGACGACGTAATGATTAAAACCTGCGATTTGCATGGATATCAATATACAATTATTACATCTGATGACATCGTAATTCCTCCAAACACTGATCATGATTTTATTTAAAAAAATTCGTTGGCGTAATTTTCTTTCTACTGGACAACACGAAACTGAAGTTGATTTCACAAAAAACAAAACCAATTTGATTATTGGTACGAACGGGGCAGGTAAAAGTACTGTTCTTGATGCTCTCACGTTTTCTTTGTTTGGAAAACCATTTCGTAAGATCAATAAACCTCAACTAGTCAATTCGGTAAATGAAAAAGACTGCCGTGTTGAAGTTGAGTTTTCTATTGGAAATATCGAATGGAAAGTTGTAAGGGGAATTAAACCAGCACTTTTTGAAATCTGGAGAAACGATACTGCCCTAGACCAGTCTTCTGCTGCTCTAGACCAACAAAAGTGGTTGGAACAAAACGTTCTTAAAATGAACTACAAGTCTTTTACTCAGATTGTGATTCTGGGTTCTAGTACTTTTGTTCCTTTTATGCAACTCTCTGCTGCTCATAGGAGAGAAGTGATTGAAGATCTTCTTGATATTAAGATCTTTTCTTCAATGAATATGGTAATCAAAGAAAAGATCCGTCAAGCAAAAGAAGATATTAAAGTTCTTGAATTGAAGAAAGAATCTCTTCTTGATAAAGTGAAAATGCAGCAGAGTTTTATTGAAGAACTTGAGAATCGTGGTAAAGAAAATATAGAGAACAATAAACGCAAAGTTTTCGATCTAAGTGAAGAAATAGAACAGCATTTGAATGAAAATACTTCTTTAGAAGAACCTCTTCGTGAGTATATCCGAGAGCAAGATAAGTTAGTTGGATATGCGGAGAAACTTCGCAAGTTAGGAAATCTTAAAGGTAAGATTTCTCAAAAAGTATC